GCCCGGACGGGGACCCCCTCACGTCACTGAGGGGTGCATTAAGTGCCTGCGCCTGCAATTGGCTTGTGTGGAAAACAGGTTACTCATTCACCTTTCCCCTACTCACAAACCAGCCTGTCCATGACCATTCTGGCTCGTCAGGACTTTGACTGCCAGTCATTTTGTCGCCAACAACTTTGGAGTTTGAATGGCAGACGTGGTCCCTCCCGTCTTTGCGAGGGAGGCCAGAGCAGTGCGAATAGCGGGCAGATCTGACACCGCCCACTCCGCGGGAGTAGAATCGGATACTTCATCTTTCCCGGGGTTGTCTTCCTTCTGCTCGGATGCATGTACCAGCTGCCGAAGCGCTGGTCCGGTGAACACTTCAGTTGGACCCATCTCATTCAGGGCGAGCTCGAACTCCAGAAAAGCCATTCCGAAGATCGTGCTTGCTGGGATCGACGATTGGTTGAACCACAGCATCAGAGTGCCCTGAATACATTGTGTGCTGATGGTCGAAGTGGCAATAGCTGACGGTGTCTCAGCATAGAACCACTTACTTCGATCGAGATATGGAGTGAGATTGAGTGTTACTCGACTCCACACCGGAGCGTACGCAGAACATTGAAAGTTTGCGTACCCCATCGCGGTGGTCAGCGACGAAGTAGTGATAACCTCAGGATCATACGCCATAGCAATTGTTCCCGTATTGCTTGTCGTCACACTGAGGGGCTCGTACACCACACGAGCCTTGAGGAAGCAGAATCGCCGCCATGGTTGGGCAATGACGCCAATTGGGCAGTATCCCTGTGGGACCCCATAGTTGGAGTTTTGGCAGCAAATACGTGGATTCATGTACACGTAGTTGCTAGTTGCCGCGCCAGCATCTTGGAATTGAATTCCTTGAGTGCCGGTTGTCGTCAGTCCCTGAAATGCACAGCGGCCGCGGACGATTGTGGCAGGTGAGCCGTTGACCATCCTCGTTCCCGTAACGGTAATAGAATTGATGGATCCGCTGCGGGAACCCCGTACGGTTGCGGGTTCCAGGGCGCTGTTGTTGAGCCGGGCCTTGTTGTGCCCGCCGATTCCCTGTTGAGGATGCTTCGTTCGGACGATCTTCTGCTTGCCTCCTCCATTTTTCTTGTTATTTCCCTTCCGATTTGGCCCTGGATTAGCTTCAACTCCGACAAGTCCATCGACATAAGGAGTTCCTGATCGAGGACGAGAGTTGGACGCTGCTGCACCAGATTCGGGCTTGTCCGGAGAAGGGACGACCCATGAGCGCTTGTCGCCGCTGCCGCGCTCGCGGAGTCGTGGTATAGGGGCATGGGCTCCAGCGGCGGAGGGAGAGAGGAGCTCAGATACTGTGGATTCGATTCCCTGCACAGCATCTCTTCCTGCCCGATAGACACCACCTGCGATGTCGACGACTGCGCGGTCGGGACGACCGCGTAGTAGGTCTGAGACCCCATCCTCAACGCCGGACGCAAGGTCATGCATGACCTGTCCGACGATGGAAGATTTTGCCTCAGTGACATGTTCAGCGGCGTCGACGATAGGTGTGAGAATTCGATTTCGAGGATGTTTACGCACCATTCGATGCGAGGGACTTTTATCAGGACATCATGATTAGAAGCTTAACCTGAATTTTGTCTGAACATCGAAACTCATTCGCTGTGCGAACAAGTTGTCAGTGTACGCTGTCTCCATTCCAGTGTACAACTGAAGACACCACCTGTCGTCTTTGATACCCATGAGAATATGTTCACACGGGATTCCATTGATCGTTCCATACATACGATCGCCAAACCGTCTCATCAGATAACTGATGTAGTCGTGTATGATTTTACGACATGTGAGGTTTGGCCAGCTTTCAACGTACAGTGCTCCTGCACGAAGAAGATGCCAGCGGACATCGTCCACTTCCGAACCCCACCACAGACTACACAGAATCTTCTCTGTGTCTGGGCATGGGAGCCAGAAGCCAAACATCCTGACGGTTGTTTGTGAGAGAAAACTGAGCTGCTCTGCGGGGAGAGATTTTTCATTCGGAGTACTCATTACTACTCCCAGCTCAGCAGAGAACTTGATGATATTCTCTGCGTTGAAAAAGGACGCCACATCCTCAGAACGGGTAAGAGTATTATCATCTCCGTTCAGCGATCCTTCAACATTTTCATGGTATGAGGGATAATTGCATAGCTCTTCTGGACACGCTCTTATCCAGCAGTAAGCTAGCACACGGTACAACACCATCGTATTATCAACGATGGTGTTTGCGGAGCCGCTGGGGTTTCCGGTATGCTTCTGCACCAGCTCGCCATTTTCAAGAACGATGTAGGAGTGAATAATCTCCTGATACAATCGCTCAAGACGAGTACGAGTCTCTGGTGTTTTATACTGAGATTCCAGACTCTCCCAACGGAACTCCATTTGGTCCAACAATGCTTGTTCAAACACGCTAGAGTCCCAACTGCTAGCGTCGAAG